GGCGAAGGCCGAAATAGCCATCGGCATGGCCGATCTGGACATCGGCGTAGGATTCCAGCGTACCACAGCCTCGAGTACTATGATGAAGAAGCTGATCGAGATCAACAAGAAGTACCGACCGACCGGCGGCATTTTCGACCCGAACAACGGCGTCAACATCTTGATAACCAAGGTGCAGTCCGGTGCGGCCTTCAAGTTCGACAAGATCGAGGAATTCGGCGGACCCTGCCCGATTCCCGATCCGACGTGGCTGCATGAACTGCCCGATCTGTCGGCCGCATACAAATTCTACTCCTACAACCAGCAGGCCCAGATTCTCCGCAACGAGCAGATCACGGCCGATCCGGCCCAAGTGGCGATCCTCCGAGCCGTCGCCGCCCTGGTTGGCGGCACGCAGGTCGCACAGGCGACCAAACCGGTCAATCAGACCGCCGCCACAGGCACCCCGTCCGGCCACACCTGCTGGATCACCGACCAGACCGGTCAGGTTGTGGAGATCACGCCGGCTCAGTTGCAGCAGTTAGTCCGAACAGACCCACGCGGCCTGTCCGTGCCGGTCATGCGGAAGGATCAGCAGGGTGGCTGGAAGACGGCCAAGGACTTCGGCATCACCATGCCGGCCGCACCGAAGGCTCCGGCACCGCCGCCCGCCGCCATCGCCCCGCCCCCACCGGTCGCCGGTGTGGTTCCGGACCCTCATATGGACGAGCAGCCTCAGGCCACCGATACTTTCGACGAGCCGCTGCCGCCCGATGATTTCTCTGAAGTCCCGGACGGAGAGAACGTCCCTTTTGATTCGAGTCTGCCGGATGAGCCGTCCGTCCCGCAGACTGAGCAGTTGGTTGTTGACGGCCAGTCTGTAGGCACGGATTTCTCGAAGTGGCCGTGTTTCGGTCAGTTCAATGAAGGCGACCCTGTGTGTGGTCACTGCGACGCCAGAACGTCCTGTGTTCCGAAGACCTCCGGACAGTTGCCGATCTGATGTTAGTCTTGCCAGTCTGCTGACTGGCTGCCCAGAAAAAGGAACGTACGTGTCCTTAGCAGGCGGTCGGGTTGGCAGATTGGCAGTAAGCGTGCGGCATCGGCTCCCCCGACGATGTCGTACTCCAGGAGTGAGCGGCCAGGTCTCCCCCGCCTGGCTGCTCCTCCGATTTTTTCTGTGTGACTTATGGCCAAGAAGAAGACTATAAAGTTGACGACTAATCCGAAGCGAACCGGAACGCTGGCCGACCGGTTGGAGCAGATTGTTCGCACCAGTTGGGGTAAGGACACGTCATTCGGTGTAGGTTTCGTTGCTGAGCGGTTGTCCTCTCTGCCGGACTGCGGGGTCGATAGTTGGTTGACTACCGGATCGCTTTTGGTCGATGGTGTGATCCAGCGACCCGGCATCCCAGAGGGAAAGCTAACGGTCATTCACGGCAAGCCAGCATCAGGTAAGACGACGCTGGCCTGCCATCTGATCGTTGAGGCCGTTAGAGTTGGTTGGGAGGTTGTCATCATCGATGGTGAAGATAAATTCGATCCTTCTCGGTTGCTTCGGATCGCTCAGGCTAAGGGGGTTGAAATTGATCTCAATAATATCACCTACGCTCGTCGGTGTGTTCTTGAGCAGATGTTTGGGTTACTTATTAAGACGGCCAAACAGGCCATCGGCGGGATGCAGAAACAAAAGAAGGGTGCGGCGGACAACACTGCTAAGCCGAAAATTATTCGGCCCACCCTCTATATCGTTGATTCGCATTCGTCGTTGCCGACCTACGCGGAGGCCGAGTTGGAGGACGACGAGGTCAAGAACCAGGCATGGTCGGCCAGGGTGACCAGCCACTATCTGAAGAGGGTCATACCGTTGCTCGGGCGTGCTCGGATCGCTCTGGTGTTTGTCTGTCAACCCCGGCAGAAGATCGGGATGACCGCCTATGCGGCCACCGGTGACACCTTCCTGGCCGAGAGTCCGATTAGGCATCACGCGATTCTCATCTTGAAGACGACGCACATCCAGTTGTTAAAGAAGGGCGATGAGCCGGTCGGCATCGTCGCCGAGGTCAAATGCACGAAGTCGAACATCAGCAGCCCCCACCACGCCTGTCAGGTCTATTGCTACAATCAGACCGGTATTGATGAGTCGGTGCCGTTGCTCAATCTGGCATTGCGGCTTAACTTGGTTGGTTTTGGGAAGGGCGGCGTCTACCATCTGGTGTCAGACAAGACGGTGGCGTTCCGCCGGGAGACGTGGTGGTCGATCCTTCATGAGCATCCGGAGTTGCTGGAGCCGCTGACTGCTGCGGCTTATCGGTGGGTTGGCAAGGAGAAGAAGGGCAAGGACGGATCGGACGCAACAGAGGAGAAGGCTGATGGCGGCGAAGAAACCAAAGAGTAGTCGGATGGTCTGCGACACCTATCTGGCCACCCCGGCGATGTTGTTGGAGGTTCGTAGGGCAGCTAAGACGTTGAAGCTGAGTAAGTGTGCGTTCATCCGAACGGCTCTAACCAACCAGTTGGACTCTTTCAATGCCGGACGGCGAATAATGAAAGCCGTGAAGGAACAGGTCCGATGACCAGAATAGCCATCATTGCCGATCCGCACATCCACCCGTTCGCGTCGTTCGCCACCCTGGATGCTGACGGGCAGAACAGTTGGGTGGCACAGAGTCTGAACGTGTTGGCGGCCATCTACAGTGAATGCAAGGGGCGGTCTGTCGATCGCATTTACATTGCCGGCGATCTGTTCAACGTTGGCAGCCGGCTGCACACGAATTACTGGAACGATGTCTATCGGTTCTTCAAACTTCACGGCAAGGTCATCCCAACAACTATAATTGCCGGTAACCATGACCAGATCAAGAACGGGTCGAAGGAGACGTTGCTGGAGGGGTTCGATCAGTTGGTGGAGGTCATAACGTCGCCGACAAGAGTTGCTCTTCCCGATGACATCATCATTCAACTTATCCCATACACCGAAGACATCGAGCAGCTACGCGTTTGCCTGTGGCCATCGTCATCCGTCAAGAGACAGATTGTCATTGGGCACCTGGCTCTGGCAGGTGCGAAGGTTGGACGTTTTGAGTACGTTCCGGAGGGTTCGGTTCCGGTCGATCTGTTTGCCGGTTGGGATGAGGTCTACCTTGGACACTACCACACCCATCAGATTATCGATCCTAAGTACATGTACGTAGGATCGATGACATCTTTGGATTTCGGAGACGCCGATCAGACGAAGGGGTTTGTCATCGTCGAACTGGCGGCCGGTGACAAGCCGTTTGCTCGTACGACTTTCATTCCGATGCCTTCGACTCGGTTTGTTATCATCGAGGACACCCCAGAGCACCCGCAGGTTCGCGACACTGTGGACGCCGCCAGTGTGTCTGAAGCGATTGTACGTTACGATTACAAAGGTCAGATCAGCGAGGATGCCGTTCGTGCCTACCTGATGGGCCTGGGGGCAAGGGCCGTTACGTTCAAAACTTTGAATAGTACGGCCTCAGAGGTGAGGGTTGTGGTGCCCAACGGAGAGGACAGGGAGCCGACGACCGAGGAGTATATGGCCGCCTATGTGCAGTCACAGGCGGCCGAGGGGCTGGACAAAGAACGGCTGATGGCCGTCGGGAAGGTTCTGGTGGCCGGATGAGTGAAGGTAAGTTGATTACGACGAAGATGTACAATAATGGCGGCATCGTCAGCGTACCGACGGATACGACCGAACTGATCGAACTGCCACAGTTTGTCGGCGAGACCGCTAAGGTGGCCTTCTCTGTCGGTCAGACCGTCAGCCTTGGCAACTACGAGTCGGTCAAGATCGACGTGTTGGTCAGCCTTCCATGTCATCTGCCCGAGGTGGCCGACTGCTATAAGACGGCCAGGAAGATGGTGCTGGATCGGCTGGTCTTCGAGGTTAAGACACTGCCAGCCTGGTTGAAACAAAAACGTGAAGGGGTTGTATGAAACTTTGGAAGGTCAAGATCGCGTATTGCGGTGGGGGGTTCAACGAGTATTACGGTCAAGACGAAACAGCCAATGGGGCTGGGGAGAAGGCGTTGGCTGTGGATAAAAAATACTGGCATGAGCCTACGGCTCACCCTTATGTTCAGTCCGTTCTTCTGGTTGGTGAACTTTCTTTCTGATCGGGTACAGTATGATAAAATTTCATTCAGTAGCGATGACCAACTTCATGCGGTTCGCCAACGAGTATTTCTCGTTTGAGCGTCCAGGGCCAACGTTGGTGTTGGGCCGCAACGTTGACAATCCGCTTGGCAGTTCCAATGGGGCGGGCAAGAGCAGTCTGTTTGAGGCCCTGCTGTGGGGTCTGTTCGGCCGTCTGCTCCGTCCGGATGTAGGATCGAAGGATGTGGTCAGGTTGGACAGTCAGGGCGGCTGCATGGTGGAGGTGCAGTTTAGTCGCGATAACATGAGGTACGCGGTACAGAGATATCAGGGCCACAAGTTCGAGAAGAACAACTGTCATCTCTCCGTCTTGAATGACGGCGGTGTCCGAAATGAAATTGAGCGGAAGGGGAAGAGGGGAACGGACGGCATCCAGGTTGAGATCGACCGGCTGCTCGGCTGTGACTTCAGCCTGTTCGTTCAGGCCGTTATCGTCGGGCAGGACAGCCAATGTTTCGTCACCGCCACCGACGCGGAGAAGAAGCGGATACTAGAGGACACGTCCGGACTGACCGTCTACAACGAGTATCTGGAGAGTGCCAAGAAGCGGCTGTTTGAACTCGATCAGCAGGTCAGTAAGGCTGGCGAGAGTGTCCGAACGGTCGAGGATCGGTACAGAGAAGTCAACGAGGCGGCCGATTCGCTGAAGGGGAAGTCCGACCTGTGGGTGGGCACGCATCAAAAACGACTCTCTGAATTGACCGAGCAGATCGGCCAGTTGGATCAGCAGCTTGGCCAGCAGTCGGCTAAGCGGCAGCGGAAGACCGAGATTGAGTCGGATGTCCGACAGTTGGGTGATCCGGTTAGAGAATTGACCGACTGGCAGAAAGCGGAGACCCGAGCCGATGAAGCGGTCACATCTGCTGATCGGAAGATCAAGGAGACGATCCAGAAGATAGAGAACCAGAAGATCGATCTGACCGAGCAGACAAAGAAGATCGGAAACCTGAGGGTACGGCTCAGCGGTAAGGTGAGGGTCGAGGCCGCCATCGAATACGGCATCGGGCAGGTCGCCAAGATCGCCGGCGTCGAGCAGAAGATTGCGTCTTATAGGAAAGTGCTGAGTGGGCTGCGTGAAGAGCACAGCACTCTGAGTGGTCAGCTTAGTTCCAAGCGATCTGATTTGACGGCGAAGAATAATGAATTTAAGGCTATCGCTGATACCTGTCCGACATGTAAGAGACCATTCGATTCTGCCGGCATTGCGGCCGCCCGAGAGTCGTTGTCAGCGGCAGCCGCTACGATTCTATCTGATATCAGCTTGGGCACCCCCAAGCTGAAGTTGCTGGCCGATCGGATCGCCAAGGGCGATGAACTGCTGGCCGAGCAGGAGAATCTGCTGACCACTTTGCGGACTGATGAGCGGACGTTGGGCACGGCCAAGCAACAGTTTGTTGAACTGAACGGCCTGGAGGGTCAGATCAGCCTGCTGACCGATGCACACACGAAGGCCGTCGAGGAGGCCAACCGGACGGTGCAGGATAGGGCCGACGCGGAGGCCAATCGTCGGGACGTACTCATTCCTGCCAGAGACGCAGCCAAGCGAATGGTCGAGCAGATGGACGCGAAGGTTAGGCATCTCAACAACCTGAAGACCGAGATCACTGAGATTGACAACTGGTTGGCCGGACTGTCGGGGCAGACGGACAGACGGAAGCAACTCGATGCCGACCTGACGGTAGAGCGACAGGTTGGCAATCCGTTCGATCAGATGCTGTCCGATGCGACGGCCAAGCGGCAGGCGTTGGAACTGGAGATGAGAGGGCTGGCCGATCAGTTGGATGAACTGCGAAAAGAAAGTTCGTATGTTAGGTTCTGGGTCCAAGGTTTCGGGCCGAAGGGTTGTCGATCCTTGGTGATGGATCGGGTGGCCGCCAGTCTGACGGAGGCGGCAGCCGAGAGGGCGGCGATTCTTACGGACGGAACGATTCAAGTTTCGTTCACCACACAGCGGATGAAGGCCGATGGCGAGTATGCCGAAGACTTCCGCGTCCAGGCCGTCAACGCCGTCGGCTCTGATGTCTACGCTGCCAACAGTGTTGGCGAACGGCAGCGAACCAACTTTGCCGTCATCTTCGCCCTTCGCGATCACCTGCGGCGTCGTACCGGAACGGCCATTGATTTGCTGGCTTGCGATGAGGCGTTGGCCAACATCGACCCCGAGGGATCGGAGCGGGTGATGAACCTGCTGCGGCATGAGCAGTCGAAGGGATCGAACATCTTCTTCATCACCCATGACTCCGATCTCCAGAATCTTTTTACTTCAAAAGTTACTGTTGTCAAAGAGGCGGGTGTGTCCCGCATTGAACTTTGAGGCTGTGGCAGAAACGGTTTTAGGACCAGGTAGACGCAGGATGACAGCAATGATCCGTTGGTGCTTGTAGGTTAATTGCCAGGTGCTGCTGGAAAAGTGCTTAGGCACCAAGTTGTTGGTTCGAGTCCAACCAGCCTCGTTGGAGATGTTAGATGAATTATTGGGAAATAGCTGTGGTGTTGGCGGCGATGGCAGGTGCCGGCATCGGTTGCTTTGTCGCATGGCTGCTGTTGAGAGGTAGTCGTAGAGTTCGTATCGATTACAGGGTCAACGGACATTCGGTGGAGCCGACGGCCGATCAGCTTCGTCGGTTGCAGCAGGTTGATTATCATATTACCGCCGCCTTCAAGAACATGCAGGCGGCGATGGATCAGTTCTGGCGGATGAAAGGATAGAATTATGAAGTGCATTTTTGTTGAGAGGCCGACGTTGCCGATGGCATGGGAACGGGCGGTGACGGAGTTGTGGAACTACGGCGATCTGTTCCCTACCCACTATGACCGCCCAGGCGACCCGCCGTCCAAAGAGGTGATGGCGGTCATCCACGTCACCGAGCCGATGGCTGAGCCTAGGATTCATCGGTCGTTCTGCGGCGGCCCTGCCGACCTGGAGAAGTACCGGGCTGAGGTGGTTGATGGGGTACACGACTACTGGACCGATCCGGTCTACGAATGTTCGGTCTGTGGTGTCAGGCAACTCGATAGACACGAGGGCTGTGTGGTTCATCCAGAGGCTTCGTTGAGACGTGTCGTTCGAGAAGACTACACCTACCACAGCCGTTTCGCCGACCACATCGATCAGGTCGTCAACATGCTCAGAGCCGACCCGACAAGTCGTAGGTGCAAACTGAACATCTGGCAGTCGCCGTCCGATCTGACGTTGCCGCACGCTCCGTGCCTTCAGTACCTGTGGTTCAGGTCGGCGATGACGCCGACCGGCCCGGTCTTGCACATGACAGCCCACATTCGGTCGAACGACGCTTGGAAGGCGGCATTTATGAACATGCACGCCTTCACGGAGTTGCAGGCTCACGTTGCCTCCCAACTGGGCTGGCCGGTCGGTGAGTACGTTCACGTCGCCGACTCGTTCCACATCTACGGGCAGGACTGGCCGAAGTTCGAGGGGTTCCTTCGATTGACGACCACCCGACCGGTAGATGAGGACCGAACATTTCGGACGAATGATCTGCTGCCTCAGTTCATCGAAGGTTGCGACGAACTGCTGGCCGAACCGGACATGCCGGAGGCGAAGAAGACGATCATTCAGATTCGTCGTACTCAGCTTCTCGACCAGATCGTACAGTTCGGTACGGGGGTGTTTGGGTGATCCGACACTTCACAGATTCGCGGAAGGGCGTCGCTTTGGCCGATCAGGTTGATCTCCGAGACTTCCATGAGGTCTGCCGGTGGTGTAGGGAGTGGACGAAGGCCGACGATACGAGGCAGAGTCTCGTCCGTCAGGTTGTCGGCGTCTATCAGGTCAATCAGGCCCTTCAGTGGGAAGAGGGGAAGATCAGCTACTGCGAGAGCCTGATGGCCTGCGTGATCCATACGATATGGCGGCCGAACTGTTGGGTGTCAGGTTGATGGTGTTCGGCCCGTGGCTGTCCGTTCCGTTCCAACCGTTCGACTCCAAGACCTTTCTGCTGGCTACCGGTAGGGTGCTTCAGTTACACTTCTATCGGTTGGCACAGGTTCCAGGATCGGTTCGGTGGGCACGTTGCAACGACGAGGCCATCAGTGCGGCCACATGGTCGCTGGTGAAGCTGGCCGTCGGTGCGGTAGGTATGCCCAAGAGGTTGGAGGCATTGGAGACGGCGATGCAGACGTTGGTCAACCTGGAGTTCAAAAAATGAATACGGCAGATTGGGCACTTTTTGTCAGCTTCTTAGCTTTGGTGTTGTCGATCATCGCTTTGATCTGGGTTTATAGCGGCACAACAGAATCGGAAGTTAAGTTGCCCGATCAGCGGACAACACAGGTTGACTGGGAGGCGTTTGCCAAGAGTGTGGTTACCGAGCGACGACACGAAGCAGTGTACGATGGCTGCTATCTGATGTCTGTTTGCTGCTCGAATTGCGGCCAATTACCGAGTGTTAGAATTCGCAAGGGCGACCCTGTGCCGACAGGGTTGCCGGAAGGGACTTGTCCGTACTGTGGATCGAAAGGGCAGTTCAAGTGGAGTGGGGGTCCGATCAAGGGCAGTCTCCTTCTAGAAAAAGGTGAGTCTAATGGATAGCTGGCATCAAACGTGGCTGTGCATACTGGCTACCGTCTGGTTGGTCGGACGATTTGTTCTCGGTATCGATCAGTGGGCGAAGGCTAATGGTTATCAGCGATCCGAAAATCCGACGGAGCCGGATCGAAAGGCCGACTGATGGGCCGGCCGTTTAGTCGCGAAGATGTGGCCGACCTGCTGGCTAGACGGCCAGAGTTGAAGGCTACGGTGGAGCGGCAACTTGGTTCGCCGGTTGAATCCAAGAAGACGAGCAAATACAGGTCGGTAGCTGTCGTGGTTGACGGTATAAGATTCGCCAGTAAACGGGAGGCTGATCGATATGAGAAATTGAAAATGCTCCAGCAGGCCGGAGAAGTCAGTGGCTTTGCCATTCAGCCGTCTTTCGTCGTCGGCAAAGGTGTGATCTACAGGGCCGACTTCTTTGTCGTATACTCTGATGGAAGTGTTGTTGTCGAAGATACGAAAGGTTTTGAGACTCAGGTTTTCAAGATCAAGGCCAAGCTGTTTAAGGCTGCTTTTCCGAAGTTGACATTGGAGTTGCTATGAGTTTCATCGACAGAGTCTTGAGGCGGGCCAATCCGTTTGGTCGTCGAGGGCTGTCTGTGCCGTTGCGGATGATTCCGCTGGCCCGATTGCCAAAGCGTCTGCCCGACGGCGTGGTCGGTGTGCTTTACTGCTACCGGTCGGCATCGGCGTTGCGAAAGGCTCACGGTTCCAAGGTTTCGGTTATGAAGGTGCAGGAGGCCGGCGATGGCAGAAAAGACTAAACCCGAACTGTCGTGTCAGGTTTGTGGCCGGAAGTTTCAAACGGTGGCGGCACTGTCGTCTCACATGCACTATAAGCATCCTCAGCGTAGTATATCGAGTCGGACGCTGAGGGATGTGCTGGGGCTGACGTTGATGAACGTTGAGCGTCTCAACGATCCGGTCTATACGTCGCTGATGGCGGAGACGAGGGAGCAGGAGATCAAGCTGCGTCTCGGTATGCTCTGTGTGGCCGTTCAGCAGTTGCGGACGATGGAGCCGCTGGGCTGTCGGACCGACCAGATGATTCTTCTGGCCAATGAGAAATTTGATTCTGCGAAAGGCAGAAAGACTTTTAAGGGGTTGGATTATGGCGACCAGTTGAAACAGATCGAGTTGCAGCAGAAGATTCAAATGTCTGGCGTCGATCTTGCCTGCAAGATTATGTCGTTGAAGACGACGCAGAACGATCTGGTCGCTCAGATTACCCAACTGGCCGTGGAGTATTGGTCGTACCGGCAGGGTGGCGGCTCCGCCAAATCGCCTACGCCTGACGAGAAGGACACCTCGAAGCCCTCCGGCTTCCAACTCAATCTCAACCCCCAGGAGAGGGAGCAGGCCCGACAGCTTACCGGTGGGATGTTGAGTGGTCGGATTACCCTTGAGGATTTGATGGAGGCCATCCGACAGGCCACGGAGCGGGGCGGAGAGGAGGTCGAGGATGAATCTGACGAAAGTGCCGTTGAAGACCTTGGAGGTTGCGGCCAAGGCGATCAGCAGTCTGAAGAACCAACAGGTTGATGCCGAATTGTTAGGAGGGTTGTGGGAGGCGGATTACGAGCATCGACCTGTTGGGCCGAAGGAGTTTATTCAGAGTGATGAGTTTCTCGGTAAGCGGGCGGAGGAACTGCACGATCTGTGGATCGAGGAATTGGATTACGTATTCGGTTACGGCTCCGATGTGACGGAGTGGTTGATCGGCGGGGCAGCCGGGACCGGGAAAACAACTTCCGCATCGATCGGTATGCTCTACAGCATCTACCGGTTTTGTTGTCTGCGGAATCCTTGGAATCGTTATCGGCTGCTGCCAAACAGCCGAATCATCTTCGGTATATTCAACATCACGCTGACCCGATCGGATCAGGCGTTTGAACTGATCCGCAGTTGGGCCGATCAGTCGCCGTGGTTCACGAAGAACTGCCCGAGGAACAAGCGTAGAAGCACCGAACTGATCTTTCCATCGAAGAACGTGCATGTCGTCCAGGGTAGCTTGGCGGAGCATGTGTTGGGTGAAAATGTCTTTGGCATGATGCTCGATGAGGCCAACTTCTTCAAGAAGCAGCCAGGTCGAACGGTGACCTCATCGGACAAGACGAAGGCCAACGAAATCTACCTCAAGGTTAAGAGCCGTGAGATGCAGCGGTTCACGAAGTTTGGATGTACGCCAGGGGTCAACATTCTCATCAGTTCGGAGCAGGAGGAGACGAGTTTTATTCAGCAGCGGGAGGCGAAGGCCAAGACCGATCCGACGATCAAGGTGACGCGGTTTGCTTTGTGGGAGACGAGGAAAGCAGAGGATGTGAGCGGGCAGAGGTTTCCAGTTATCATCGGTAACGGACAGATCAGTTCAAAGGTCTTGGAGGTTGATGAGGTGCCGCCGCCGAACGTGGAGGTCATCGAGGTGCCGGTTGAGTTTCGCGTACCCTTCGAGGAAGATTGTGATGCGGCCATCCGGGATATAGCCGGCAGGCCGGTGACCGGCAAGGGGAAGTATTTTTCATCTAGGGAATATCTCTATCGGTGCGTCGATCCGAAACGTGTCCATCCGTTTGATCGGGAGAGCCTGGTCAACATCGCGGTCAAGAACGTTGACGCCCGAATCTTCGATCATCTGAAGGTCGAGCAGCTATTCAGGGTCAACCGTGGGCACCACATCCTGCGGGTTGATCCCGGCGTTCTGAGGGTAGCCCATTGCGACATTGGATTGACGGGCGACCCGTTGGGCATCGCCGTCGGTCATCTGGTGCCGGAGATTGAGACCCTCTACTACGACCTGCTGTTGGAGGTCATCCCGCCGAAGAACGATGAGATCGATCTCGATTCGATCGTCATGTTCTTCCGCGATCTTCGAGAGCACGGGATGGTTTTCAAGTCGATCAGTTATGACCAGTTCCAGTCAAAGCATTCGATTCAGCATCTGACCAAGCAGGGCTTTGCCGCCGCTAAGGTCAGTGCGGATGTCAACGCCTACGCGGCCCTCCGGCGTCGAGCGTACGGCGGCCCGGCGTCCTGTTCGTACTATCTGCACCGACCGGCCATGAAGGAGATGCTCGACCTGGAGAAGTCGGACGATCCGCAGGGTTGTCCCGATCACCCGATTGGCGGTCACAACGATGTGACCGACGCGATGGCCGTGGTGGCTATGCTGCTGAGCGGGCAGACCGTTCTGTCCAGCAGGCCGAAGCGTCCTGGGAAGGCGTCGCAGAGAGTTCGGATTGCTAGCCGGATGCCCCTATTCGGTTAGGCGGTCAGTATACTCTGATGGTGAACAAATGATTAAAGTCCGGCCATTCCGCAGCCTGCTCAATCTCTTTGGCTATCGCCAGGGTCAGCCGCCTCGTACTCGTATCGGCGGGTTGGGGCAGAACGGCACCGACCCAGACTTCATCAATCAGGCTCAGGCCGTCTTCAACTGGTTTCAGAAGCAGACCGATCTGGCACAGGATCGACTTCAGCGGTATCGCGAGTACGATGCCGTTGACACGAATGACATCCTCAACAGTGCTCTCGATCTTTACGCCGAGGATGCCTGCCGGCCCGATCCAGTGAGCGGTCGGATCGTATGGGTCACATCGAAGAACGCGGAGATCGAGCGGATCGCCAACCAGACGTTGCGAGCCACCCAGGTGGAAGATCGGTCGTTCGAGATCGTCAGATCAATGATAAAGTACGGCGATCACTTCGAGATCGTCCTCCAGGGCCTCAACGATCAGGACGTGCCCGTTAGTGTGGCGGGCAGCCGACCGGTCCTTCCCTACTGGATCAGCCGCAACGAAGATGACTTTGGACGGCTGACCGGTTTTGTTATGGGCATGAACGGCGACGATGCTACCGAATTGAAGGTGGACATCAGTTCGGCCCCGGCGGCCGGCAACCTCCAGCCTTGGGAGATGGTACACTTCAAGCTGCCGGGCAAGGAGATGTCCAACAATTACGGAACATCTGCCCTGTTCTCGGCCCGTAGAGTCTTCCGGATGCTTTCGATGTGTTTGGCAGGTGAGACTAAGATTTCCTTGGTTGATGGTCGGGAAATTGATATTAAGACCTTGGCAGAATCGGGGGAGAAGGTTTGGGTTTACAGCTACGATCATCAGCAGAGACGGATTGTTCCGATTGAGACGACTGCTCGACAGACAGGCACTGGACGCAATCTTATTGAAGTGGAATTGGACAACGGACAGACGGTCAGGGTTACGCCGGAACACAGGTTCATGCTCAGGGACGGCGGCTATAATGAGGCTCAAAAGCTTCAGCCTGGCGATTCTCTGATGCCATTATATCGTAAGTATGTCAGTTCCTTGAAGAAGATGAGCGATTACGAGCAGTTGCTCCAACCGTACGATGATGGCTGGCATTTCACGCACAGGGAGTTTGCTGAACTTTATGATGGTGACGGTCGAAGGCTAGTTCATCACGACAATTATAATCACAGGGATAATCGTCCTCCAAATTTGATTCGCATGACGAAGAAGAAACACGGTGAGATTCACAGCAATCCGATTACTAATGCCAGAAAAAAGTTGACGTGGGCGTCCAAGTCCGCGAAGGAGATGGTAGCTTATCGTAAATTACTGTCCGACAGTGTGAGGGCCAGCAGGGCAGCGGAAACACCAGAACACAGGGCAGCGGCGATTAAGAAATTGAAGGCTACGTTATCCACTTCAGAACAGCGGGTTCTCAGAGGCAAACGATGGCGTGCTCGTTGGGATGGAATGACAGACACGGCTAAGGCTGCTTTTGTAAAAAAAGTTGTGGCGGCTAGAGCACATGAAACCACGGAGCAGCGGGCTGCCGCTATTAAGGCAGGTCAACCGGCCGATTACACGGAACGATGTTCCAAACGGATGCAGGCCCATTGGAAGGGCTTAACGGTAGATGAGAGATCGGAGATCGGGAGGGGGATTGTTGCGACCCGCAGGCAGAGGGGTAGTTATGTCAAGCGGTCTGACATTGACACTGCCGTGATCGAGCATCTGAGGGACGACTTGCAGTTATCTTACCAGAAGATCGCGGATCGGTTGGGTTGCTCGTTGGCCACCGCTTACAATAGATATGTAGCGGCTAAACGGGAAGTGGTACCGATCAATCACAAAGTTGTGGCTGTGAGGGATGTGGTCGGGCAGCACGATGTGTATTGCATGAATGTTCCGGTTCATCACAATTTTGCTTTAACTGTAGGCGTGTTCTGCCATAACAGCGAGGAAGCGATGGTAATCCACCGCATTCGTCGATCTCCTGACCGCCTGAAGTGGAAGGTGGACACAACGGGTTTGCCTCCAGACGAGCGTCAAGAATATCTGCAAACATTTAAGAACGCCACCAAGAAGAATATGATGCTCGATCCTGAGACTGGCCAGATGAAGCAGGAGGTCAGTCCCTGGACGCTTGACTGCGACATTTTTCTGTCGTCTGCCGAGAACGACAAGACTGATGTCGAAGTGCTCAAAGGCTCCGGACCGATCGGCAACATCATCGACATTGAGTACCTGCGGACCCGTCTGTTCAACTGCCTGCGAATCCCGCCCGATTATATGGGTCTGAGCGAATCGAAGGGCAGTCTCAATTCTAACAGCCCGCTGGCCGATCAGGATGTCAGGTATGCGAAGACGATCAAGCGGATGCAGAAGGCGTTTATGGTCGGCGTCATTCAGTTGATTCAGATCGACCTGCTGCTTCGCGGCATCGACATCACGTTGCCGGAGAATGAGTTTAAGGTGACGATGGCACCGGTCAGCTACCTCGAAGAATTGCGGCAGGCCGAAGTGTCGAAGAACCGGGCGGAGATTGTCGGCGAACTGTTGACTCTCGGCAAAGAGTTGGGATTCAATCAGAAGAGTTGGACGGAGTATGTGGCGAAGCTGAGTGGTTTTGCCGACGAGTTCACTCGGGCCGTTCAGCCCGGCGAGCAGGAAGTGCAGGCCGCCAAGACGGGGCAGCCGGAGTCAAACGCCAAGGTGCAGCAGTTGGTCGAGCGGATGATGCAGATGCGACCGACCAATGGGGTCAGCAGCCTGGCCGTGCCGTTCAGGTTTGAACGACCGACCAAACAACAGATCGTCGAAGCTACGGCCCGTAGGGTTGCTACGATGAAGCGGGCGTTGGAAGAGCGGTTAGAACACAACCAAGCAGGAGAAGTGGCATGACAGGCGAATCAATCGGAAGCGTACCTCAGAACTGTCCGCATCGCTGGAAGAAGGTCGGAGGCACGGACCGGCCGGACGGCAGCTATGATGTCATCTGCGACGGCTGCGGGTCAACGCAGCAGACGAAGAAGTTGAAGGTCGAGCAGACCAAGGATCGGCGTCCGATTCTCAACGAATAATTTTCTTTCAATTTTTCTTTTTTTCTCTTTGTGTTTTTCAGATTGGATGTATTATACAGCTATCGTATTTGTTTGAAGCTGATCTGAAATTTAACAAGGAGATTGCGATGGGTTTGCGGTTGACACGGATTAACGAGTGCGTCGAAGTTCGGATCACGACCAGGGCACCGAAGGGTGCGGAGAGGACCAAGCCGACGATCATCAAGGTCTTTGAGGCCACACAGCAGCGGGTCGCCGACATCATCGGACAGACCGACATCATCTCACGTCTCGGACTTCCGGGCCGCGTTGACGTTCGGATCATCACCAGGGGCCGGAAGGATGCGACCGGACAGCCCGTGAAGGTTGCGGCCAACGCCTTCCCCGTCTACGGCTCGGTCCAGAAGGCCATCGGCGATGCCATCGAGGAGGCCCTTGTGGCCGCCGCCTCCGCTCCGGCCGCCCCTCCGGTTTCCAACACACTGTCACCGGCCCCAACGCAGCAGCAGCATTCCGCCCCGCCTCCGTCACAACACTAAACCTGTTCGGCAAAGGCCGACCAGCCGGACCGCTGGGCGGCACGGAGCAGCGATGCCACGTCCCGTAATTCAAATTCGTTCCGGTCAGTACAATGCTCTAGCGGGCCATTCGCTCGTCGTAGCGGAGACGGCTGCTGGGGCGACGCTGACGTTGAGGGATGGTCCGATGACTCTGGTGTGGCACTTCGGTGCCGACGGAGTCTTCTCTCATTTGTCGGCTGATCTGGGTGTAGGCCATCCGCTCATCGCTGATCTTCGTAAGGCTGTGTTGCAGGAAGTCTACGATGATGTTCAGCTTCAATGTGCTGTAGCCCCAATCAGCGGCGATCGTTCGCCGACTGTCGTGTTGTATGGCGTGCTGGATTTGTTGAAAGATAAGATGAAACAGTAACAACATTAGGCTGCCGCAGGCGGCCGTTGCATGGATGCAGTAACCTTTTTTCGGGAGTGATGCGATGTCGCGAACTGGTGGAGTTCGTTCTGTCGTGGCTGAGCCGACCGTTGCACAGGGCCAGCCGGGTCGAATCAGATGTCTGTGCTGTGGCGATATCTTCAGATCGCCGAACACCACGTACGTACGCCGATGTAACAAGTGTAAGAGGAAAGAGGGGTGGTTCGTCGGCGACCACGACCATCCCAGTTCTGAGGGTGTCGCTGAGGTGCGGTACTCATGCCACAGAGTAGCGGTTCATTGCTGACCACCCGAGACGATCTGCGTCGTTACGTTGACTGTCTGGCTGAGATTAGTCGAAGGCTGGCCAAGTCTAACTGTTCGATGATGATGTCTTTGCCTCTACAGTGGGTTGGGGAACGGGCTGTTCTTATTGAACAGTTACGGGATGCCAAGTCAGCCATTGAGGCTGCTGTCAAGTTGATGGATGTGGTGTTGGATCAGACGGCCGATCCGGTCTTCACACCATCCCTTCCGTTCGGCATGTCGGTGGAGCGAAAGCAATGAACGTATTGTACGCCGTTGGTAGATTTGCAGGAGCCTCGAACATGACAGAGTTGACTGACACCCCGAATCAGATGTACCAGACGAACGTTCTGTTCTTCGATACCGAAACGTCCGGCATGGTGGAGTGGAAGCGACCAGCCGGCCCACATCAGCCGCACATCGTACAGTTGGCCGCCCTGCTGGTGGGTGGGCGAACCGGCGATGAGTTGACGTATAAGGCGGTCATCAGACCGGAGGGGTGGACGATCAGTAAGGAGGCGGAGGCTGTCCACGGCTACTCTACGGAGCGGGCTGTGATGGACGGGGTGGAACTGTGGAGGGCGATGTGGGAGTTTGATCGCCTGATCGGCAGGGCAGGCATGGTCGTCGCCCACAACATCAAGTTCGATCTGCTGCTCGTTGAGTCGGAGATGATCCGGCTGAGGCTTCCGCTTCGATGGCCTTCGCAGCAGTTCTGCACGATGGATGCGACGACAGACATCTGCAAGCTGCCCGGCTACTACGGCCAGTACAAGTGGCCGAAGCTGGAGGAGGCGTATGAGCATTTCTTCAAGAAGAAGTTGGAGGGTGCCCACGACGCGATGACCGATGTGCGGGCCTGCCGGGAGGTCTTCGATGTGGTGATGCGGCAGAAGACGCAGGAGTCGAATGACCGAAAGTTAAATTTTTAGTAGAATTTTTTCTTTTTTAATTCGTGCTATTTGGATTGATGGTAAGGTGGACGTATGGCGAAAGAATGGACATACCGATTTGTGGATGTGAGCATCAGGGGTTGCCTGCCCGAGCAGTTCCCAGAGGAACCGATTGGCCAGTTTAGTCGCAACCTGGTGGTCAGAGGATCGCCGCTGGCCCCCAACCACCCCGGCATTGCCGCCCCCACGATCATCTATGACGAGCGGATGAACGGTACGATCGGCGAGGTGGTTGATCGGGCCGTCGAACTGGCCGGCACCTACGAGGCCGGTCACATCATCATCGATCTCAACTCACTCGAACAGCAGCGTCGTTACTTCAACGGTGTGACCAGAGCGGTGGCGATGGGCGACGGGGGCAGTGCGGAATGACGTTTCTACCTCAACATCGCTGGACTCGGTGGGAACGAATCCGCATCCGTATGGGTCGCGAGGTGTGGCAGTTCTGTTATCGCGTTTGGGGTAAGAAGCTGGCCAATAAGATTGCCGGATGGCTCAACAGCTACGGTATCATCATCTACTTCAGCATCCCCGAGTTTACCCATTTCATCTTTCCGATCATCCAAGTCGTCTACCCACCGTTGGACGCGGAGGCTCTGGTCTCCACTCAGCCACTGTCCAGTTTCATAGAGGCTGAAGTTCTACACCAGCGTAGTGTCACATTGTTCTCACATCGGTTAAAACAGATAGGAGCCTCAGATGGCCGTTGATTCACATGAAGGACCGATGGGGGGCATGTTCAGCTTGGATTATGTTGTCCGTCAGTTGAAGGAGCATCAGATGCTTCTGGCCGACGGAGAGTTGGCGTGGGCTGGTCGAAAGATTTGGGCGGCCATCAACGGTCAGGTTGTACCTTTAGCCATAGAATACGTGGCTGAGGGGGGTTGTGTGTGCGTTAAGTCGGCTCCGTTGGACACTCCGATCCCAACAGATTTGAAGTTGCTGGAGGTGGCTTTCGCGTCGAAAGCTGCGGCGGAAGACTTGGCAGCGAAGCAGTCTGATGAGAAGCGGATGGCCATCCAAGCTGAACTCATCCACCAGCTTGGCGATTTTCTCCAGACCACTTACGACAACTGTGTGTCCAAGTCGGCGAAGTACAACGGGCTGTCGGTAGAGGAGCAGAACGAGGCTGTTATCTGTGCGATCCGAGGCGTGATGGCGTTCAAGTTGGCATTTTCAAAGTCGCCAGTAGTTTTGCCAGCATCGTATCACGGCTCCGATCAGACGGCCGTCGATGGGTTCGCACCTTGGGTTGTCGCCTCAGCCAAACCGTCTGCCGACAACGCTGTTGCCTGCCAGTTCAAGCAGTACGACAGAGTGCGGCGACGCAGTGATGGCCGGAAGGGGATGATTGGTAGTTCGGTTGTCACATCCGTCGATCATCCGATCACCAGCGTAACGATTATATGGGCTGACATTCGTAGCCCCACCCACAGTGAGGAGATGACCGATCAGTTGGAGTTGGAAACCTTAGGCGACTTTCCATTGGTGTTAGCAGTCGGCGATCCTGTGGGGGTCGTATCGGACGGCATCGACGGGACGGGTGTCGGGCGGCAGGGTCGGATTACTGATGTGCTAGACAACGGGCATTACCGTATTGCGTGGGACGATGAAACGGCTTCTGTGGCTAACGTTTACCGCCGTTCTAAGTTGATATTGAGGGCTGCCGAGCGTCGGACGATGCCACCCCACGGAGGTAAAAGGATCGAGGAGGACGCCGACGAGCGGCCGCTGAAGTGTGGCGATCGGATTGAGTCGTTGATCGACGAACATCGGAGAGGCACAATTCATACCTTTAGGTCCGAACGGTGAGATCGAAGTCAAGTGGGATGGTAGCGGAGATGTGGCACTCAGAGCGGTTGAGAGTGTGCGGAGAGTCAGAAACATCAACGAAGAGGAATAATCATGGCAGTTAATTTGGGCGACAGAGTACGAGATAGAATCACGAAGCTGACGGGCATTGTCGTTGGGATCACGTACTACCTTTACGGCTGCACGCGGGTGGCCATCCAACCGGAGGAGGGCAAGGACGGAAAGCCTGCGGAATGGATTCGCCTTGACGAACCGCAGGTCGAACTGATTGACGCGGAGGTCATCGCCCCCGTCAGCATCATCTCCGTTCAGCCGCGAAGGTCTGTGGTGAAGCCAGGAAAGCCTCAGCCTGGAGGGCCTCGGCCAGCCCCGGCCAACCTCCCCGACCCGACCCGCTGATGCGGTATACTCTGGTATGAAGACCAAGGCTAACTCAACGGCGGAGCAGACGGTTGATCGGGTCATCGACGAGGGGCTGCGTGATGTGGCCCTTCAGCGGATCGGAGAGGCTCTGTCGTTCCGATTGGATGATGAGGTTCGATCCGCTCTGACCCAACTGCACGAGGCCCTCAGCGACGCCGACTGGGCGAAGTTGAATGTGATCGCCGGACTTTTTTGGTCTCGCATCGATGCCGTGGTCAATGCTCTGCGGCAGGGTAACGATC